GAAGGACGCGGTTGGCGCCAATTACCTGCGTGCGACCGACGTCTTTGGCAACTCGGTGAAGACTTGGGGTTCGTACAGCAACTTCAAGGCGTGGTTCGACCGAACTGCCATCCTTGTGCCAGGCGAATGGGTCAACTGCACTGAAGGCGGTACGCTCGGCGCCTATCCGACGGGGAATATCAGGGCGATCAAGCAGATTGACCTGGTCCACTTCCTGGAAGCTTTCAAGATGCACGAGCACAAGCGCGAGCAGTCGGAAAACCCTGAGACAGATCAAATTAAAATCCTCTTTTAAGGAGTTAAGGCCATGGCCTTCACATTTACGCCCTTGGTTAACAGCGTGTTCGGAAACCAGCGGGTCCTTGTTGGGACCGTTGCGGCAGATGGCGCCAGTGGCGCTGTGAGCTTCGGCCTTAGCACCCTTACGGGCGTCTCGTGGTCGGCCAAGTCGATGGCTACCGCAATTGCCAAGGTCAAGATCAACGCGTTGGCGGCAGCGACGGCAGCCGTCGGCAGCCTCAGCTTTGACGCTGTTGCCGCTGGCGACGACATCCACGTCACAGTCTACGGCCGCTAAAGGAGCCAACCATGTCGGGTCCGAAGCAGGTTTTTACGACCGTCGTCGCGTCTAATACGACGTCGGCCACCGTCCTTGACTTGGGCGATAAGGCCCACGACATGATTTCGGTCAACACCGGTATTCCCGGGGCGATCGTCAACGTCTATGGCGCAGCAACGTCAACCGGGACGCCGGCCGCTATCTTTGTCCAGGTGGCGACTAACGCAGTAGCCTTTGCGGCTCTGCAGCTACCCACCTCGACGTCTGGAGTCTGGACCACGATCAAGGCTCCTCCCCACCGTTATTTGACGCTGGCCTGTACTACGACGTGCGCCAACGGCAACACCTTCACGATCATTGCTGGTTAAGGAGACCCCATGGCACGCGTCAAAGTCTGGAATGATAACGTCCACCCCCATACTGAGATGTTCAAGGGCGAGAAGATCCACATCGAGCCTAAGCAGTATGTCGAAATGGACTACGAAGAAGCGGTGGAGTTTAAGGGCCAGTTTACGGGAATGAAGATGCGTGGGGACGGCACCGACTGTCCTACGGGCTTCAAGATGATTCGTATCGAGGGCAAGCCAAGCATTGTCCCCGTCAATGACCTCGTGTGTCACGCCACAGGTGAGCAGGCAGCGACGAAGGACGACCTGGCGAAACTGCTGGCCGGCCTGTCCCACCTACGCCCTGCCAGCGCCTCTGAGTCCAGCGACGTCGCGGGTAATACCAACGACCTCCTGGTTAAGGCCCTAGCGCGCATTGAGGCGCTCGAGGCCGCACAAGCGAAGAAGCCGGTTGGACGCCCCAAACTCTACAAGAAAGAGGCTGCGGGATGAGCAAGATAGAGAAAGTCTACGGCGGGAGTCCGAAGCTTGACGGCTACTGGACGGTGTATCTCCACAGAGGAGACCAGCTAGTTCAAAAAGTCGAAGGACACAACGTTGTCACGACTGCGGGCAAGGAGTTTCTCGCTAGCTTTCTCTACTCGTCGGCCGTAGCTGCCGCTACTTTCACGTGCAAATACGTAGGAATCGGTACAGACGCTACGGCTGAGGCGATTGGCAATACGGCGCTTGGCACTGAGGCCGCACGCACGACGGGGACGGTCAGCTACGTGACTGGCGGCATCTTTCAGGTTACGGCGACCTTCACCAGTGGGGTTGGCACGGGCGCGATCGTAGAATACGGCCTCCTCTCCGCTGCGGCGGCCGGTACCCTACTGAGCAGGGACACGGAGTCTGTCATTAACAAAGGCGCCAACGACACGCTGACGACCATCGTGCGTATAACTGTGGGATAACTCGTCCTGGGAGAGGTGATGTATGGCAAATCTATCCATCACCGTCACCAATACACTTGACGTCCACGGTCCAGCAGCCGCCACCGTCTGGAACACGTTTCTCTGGGGCGCTGCCAACTGGGGCCAGTCTGCAGACCTCGGCACACAGGTTGAGCACGTGGTGGATACGACTCTGTCTCCCACGTCCGAGCCGATGAAGCTGGTTACCAAGTTCGTCGATGACGAAGGCGTCTTTCTTGCCAGCGAGCTAGAGAAAATCTTTTATATGCTTGTCAACAATTCCATCACGCTCCTGGCCGATATGCAGAGTGAGCGTCTCCAGGAGTCCAACGGCTATTTCTACCTCTACCCTGACCGGACGACAGACGCTGAGAGTCGGGCCGTCAACACCTACACTGCCGGCACGGGGCCGGGGTCATCCTGGACACCGGTAGCCGCTGCCGCAACATCGTGGAGTTAGCATGACACCAGGCGAGGTGGCCGGTTTTGCCCGAGCCCAGTACAACGCTGTAGGCGATACCTTCTTCTCAGACGCAGAACTTTATTCGCTCGTGTGGATGGCTCAAAACGAGCTAGCCCGCGAAGCCAACGTCATTGAGCAGACCTACTCCACCACCGCGGTGGCAAGCCAACAGGCCTATAGCTATCCGTCGCTCACCATCAAAATCAAGCGCGTCACCTACGACGGCTACGCCCTCCAGCCGATCACGTTCCGCGAAGACGACATCTTAACGGCCGGAGACGCTGCGACGACACAGACGGGTAGCCCGATGTATTACGCGGTATTTGACAATGTCATTTATCTGCGTCCAACCCCTGACGCAGCCAATGCACTGGTAATCTTCGGCTATAGCGAGGCCCAAGAGGTGTCGGCCCTGTCTACGCTCGAGGTCCCCACCCACTTTCATCAGAACCTAGCCGACTTCCTTCTCTGGCGCATGGCCATTAAGGACAAGAATTACACGGGCGCCGAGTACTTCCACCAGACGTGGAAAGAGACGGTAAAATTAGCCAAGGCGTGGTCCAAAAAGCGCCTTCGTGGGGACTCTAACGCCCACGTCGTGCCTGAGCCGGGGGACTTCCCATGACCACAGAATACAATGTGGTCTATCCCCCTAGGGGGCGGGCCATGTTGGACGGAGGGCTCAACAACAAGTTTGAGCGCTCCATTATCGCGGAGAATGAGTCTCCCGACTGCATGAACGTCGTCTTTACCAACGGCGCTGCAGCGACGCGTCCCGGGTCTACCAAGCTCAATACCATGGCTATCGGTACGTTCACTGGTGACGGACTTTATACCAGGCGCGACCGCACAACGGCTGAGACCATGGTTGCTTTCGCTGGCGGCTCGATGTGGACGCTTGGGACGACGACATTCACCACGGTTCCTAGCGCGACGTCGGTCTTTACCGCTGGCATCCGCGTGGGGACCGTTCAGTACGAAAACCATATGTTCATTGGTAACGGCGGGGTGACTCCCTACAAGTACAATGGCGCTCACTTCACCCGTCACGGGGTGCCGGCACCGACGACGACGTCAACGGTCGCAAGTATAGCGACAGGCATCTTGACCGGAGAGTACCGCTACAAGGTCGCCTTCGTGAACTCGGCAGCCGTTTATGGCGACGTCGGCCCGGCGACTGCGACATTCGTGATTTCTGGCACCGCAACGCTTCGGCTCACGAGTATCCCCGTGGCTTCGTTTACCAGCTATGGGGTGAACGCTAGGCGGATTTATCGGACCGACACCAGCGGCACGGTGTTCAAGCTTCTGACGACGCTGGCTGACAACACGACCACGACCTACGATGACAATACTGGGGACGGGTCTCTCAGCACTGTGGCCCCTACCGACAACGGCGAGCCGCCGAAATGGTCGGTGGCCTGCTACCACCAAAACCGTCTCTTTGTTAACGATACGGCTAACCCCAACTTTATCTGGTACTCGGAGATCTTTGAGCCCTACACGTTCGCCTCCACCAACTTCATCTTGGTTGGCGATGCCTCGAGCGACCTCGTCCGCGGGCTGGATACCTATAACAACGCCATCCTGATCAGCTGCGAGAACTCGCAGCATCTCCTGAACATGCCGAGCACCGATGACGCGGACTGGGGAACCATCCGCATCTTGAGCAACTACGGCACCAAATCGCCTTACGGTGCGTTTCTCTTCAGTAACCGGATCATGCTGCCGGCCATGCAGAACTCTAAGTTTGCGGGCTTTGCTGCGGTCAGAGGCGAGAGTCTGGACCCCGAGGCTACGGCATTGATGTATGCGGCAGCAGGGAGCGACCTGCAATCGGACCGTATCGAGCCGGACATGTTCCTGATCCAGGAGAGCTACGTCGGCAACATCTCGGCCATGGTGTTTAAGAACAAGGCCTACATCACGACTACATATGGCGCCAACAATACAACTAATAACCGCGTCTACATCTTCGACTTCTCCAGGAGCAACCTGGCCAAGCGGCAGACCGAGGCGTGGTCACCGATCGACGGCTTGAACGCGGCGCAGTTCACCATCTACGGCGGCAAGCTCTACTACATCTCGTCCACGGCTACAGGCTTTGTCTATGAGCTGGAGACCTCGCTCTATAGCGATGACGGCGGCGCCATCAACTCCTACCTCTGGACCAAGGAATTCTCCGGCAACCCCGGACACGAGAACCTGCAGAAGGACTTCCGCAAGGTGAAGCTGCTGGTCGACAAGGCCGGCGCCTACTACATGAACCTCTCGTATCGCGTGGACTCAGACAAGGGCGTCGGCACGACGGTCCAGGTTGACCTAAACCCTGGCTCGACGATTTGGAATTCCTTTACCTGGGGCTCGGCTCTCTGGGGTGGCGGCACCGACCAGCAGGAGATAACCATCCCGCTGGGCTCGGTTACCGGCAAGCGCATCCAGTTCAAGTTTTCTAACCAGAACGCGGTCAACCAGCGCTTCAAAGTCCACGGCCTTAACTACACGTACAACATCAAGGGGACCAGGTAATGGCCGATCCTAACGACGTTAAAGACCAATTTGCCGTTGCCAGGCAGCGCGCTGCTCAGGGCGAGGCCGGCAACCTCCAGCGGCAGCGTGACGCTATGGCAAGGCGCTCGGCTCAGTTGGGCGGCGGGCCTTCGGGGGCACTGATCAAGCAAGAGGCGATTGCACAGGATCAAAGCGCGCAGCGGCTTCAGGGGGCTAACGAAGGTATTGACGCGGCCCAGAACGCCGAGAATCGCCGTATCCGGGAGATGGAGGACGCGCGTAAGTTCCAGACGAGCGAGCGTCTTGGCGGACAGGAGTTCGCGTCTGCTCAGCGCGAGGCATCGCAGGGCTTTGCGGCAGCGCAGAGGGAGCAACAGAACAAGTTTGGCGCGCAGCAGTCCAACGTTGAAGCGTCCAGGGCTGAGGCCATGCGCTTGCAACAGAACATCTTCGGATCTGAACAGGCGGCGATTGGCCGGGATGAGTCCGAACGTCAAGCGCGGATTGCGCAGGGAATCCAATCAAGTCAGTTCTCCCAGACTCTTGACCGGGACTGGCAGAAGTTCCAGCACGAGATGATGGTGGACGACTTCAATATGAAGATGGCGAACAAAATGGCGAATGAGAAGGACCCGCTCGAAAGACTGCTAAGTGGGGATGGTATTAACGGGGGGGGTTGGAAAGGCGCCGCACTGGGTACCGCCGTCGGCGGTGTTCCCGGTCTAATTCTCGGTGGCGGGGCCGGGAAAAAATACAAATTCTAAAGGGGTCTTAAAATGGCTGGCGTAGCTCCGTATCAAAAGAAACCAGGACTTATGCAGTCCGTTTTGCCCATCGCTGGGACAGTGGTTGGCGGCATGGTAGGCGGCCCCGTCGGTGCTGCGGCTGGCGGTGCGATTGGCGGCAAGCTGTCTGAATCTGGACCCGGCCCTGGCGCTGTCGTCAGCGACGCCAACCAGCTGGGCCCTAACGTTCCAAACGGTCCGTTTGGGGAAAACATTACAGGGAGGGCGGCGATGGAGCGTCGGCTAGCGCCACCGCCACCAAGTCAGGCCATCGACAACGCCAACCAAGCGTTGACGCAGCTCCCTCCAGAGCAGCAGCAGAAGTACGGCCCGATTCTCCGTCGCGCCAAAATGCTGGACGAGCAGCAGACAGGAGTCGTCTAAATGGCTGGCGTCATGAACCCAGGTCACCGCGTCAACGGCACGCTCCTGGACTACGTCCTCAAGGGCGTGCAGGTGGCGGCGGATGTTTATGGCGTCAAGCAGAGGGGGGAGTCACTGGATTTGCAGCGGGAGGAGCTGGAGCAGACGAAGGGGCTGAAGCAGAGCGCGCTGCAGCAAGCAACCGCCAAAGACAGTGCCTTAGCGACGGCTCGTCAAACAGAACTTGACCGCAGGGCCAAGGCTGAAGCCGATAAGCTCGCCTACACCAAAGAAAACGATCTAGCCAACCGGAAGCTAAAAGAGCGGGAGCTGGCGCAGGGTGCTGCGAATTCCGCAGCCAAAACGACTAA